GAGCGTAAGGGTGATTAGCCCATGTACATCGCTCAATACCGACCCATATATGCATGGAGTACCCCACGCATGAATCGAAGCTGGGTTCCGTAGTCCATTTACTGGTAGGTCAGCCCCAGGGTTCACTGCTGTGTCGCCTGAGGAAGGGCGTTTGAATACCTCACGGTACCTCGCCATCCTTCAAAGGGGTGTTAATTTCCACGAAAACCATCCGACATCCACGAGTTCTAAACAAAATGCCAAATGATTCCACCCACCTACCACGATCTAGTTGCTTAGCCAAACAGGAGTACCCCTCTCCCCCAAATCGGGCTTTCGATAATCCCTCCCACGCGAGCGCTATCTCATCAGAAGGTACGTACTATCGTGCGCAGGCAGTCGGTTGCGCACAGTCCAAGAAGGCTGGACTTGTAAGATTACGGCCATGGGTAATTGGTCGTCGGGGCCCGGATCCCAACAGACGAGGCCGGCCTGGCGACCCAGCAGGGTCGCAAGTGAAGTATGGTGCTACACAGCTCCCAGACGGGAGGTCAAAATATTCATCAAGTCGCACCATTTACGCATTGTAGTACAAGTAGAGAAGGCCTCGCAAAAGTTGTTTTGCATGGCGGGGCTAAGCCCTCCCTTGTTAGCACGGGTTTCATAGAAAATGGCAGCCTGAACTGCCTTGTAGTGGCCTGGGCGGCCAACCTTGGTCCAGAACATAGCCTTAAGTTTGTTAATGAGGAGTGTAGAGCCTTCGATAGACTCAATCTCAGCACCGATGGCGAAATCCGAAACCATACACCTGGTGGTGAAGTTACCGGTTTGCTTGGTTAGCTTGCCTCCCTGGGCGTGCGCTAACTCGGCCATGCGGATGAAAGGTACAAACAATAAGGGAGCATCACACGAATTATACGCCAGCGAGACATACTTGGCGTATAAACGATTGATTTCAAATTCTTCTAGACCAAGGACCTGTGGTATGTGAAAAGAGGTGACGTGACCGGCCAATGTGCGTTTGAGCTTGGGCACAAGCGCGACCCTCAACGTCCTCCTATTCTTGTCGAAAGGCAAACCGATTTCATGCATGACTTTGGGTTCTCGAAGCTGGGGGCCGAAATTACCTTCTGTGTCGAAAGGCACAATGATTTTCGAACAGAACTCGTTCCTCTCGAGCGTGGGTAACAGCCTACGTTCCTTCTTCGCCTCGCCATTCTCATCCTGAGCTTCAAGGATGACGCCCAGGGCAGATGACCAGTACTTGACCCGAACTCCTATCGCCACGGCGGCGTCAGAATCCAGAACAGTAGGAACGTAAGGAAGGCCATTCTTCCTCTTCATATAAAACCCCTCGCGGTTCTTCTTCAAGTTGGCATTCATGTGTTTTGTGCGCTTCTTAACCCATTTGTCCGCCATCCCGTACCTCGAGTCATCACCTTCGCCATTCCAATCATAACCAATCGTCGATGGTTTTAGGCCTAACAACCACTCGTTAACACCAGTCCAATCCGGCATAATGTCGAGGCCAGTGTAGACCTCATTGCCGCTTTCGTCGACACGCATGACTTGCTCATGTGTGCCCTGGGTTACGTTCTGGTGGCCGTCTTCGAGAGCCATTATCACCATCCAGATGACTAGGTTCGTGACTAAGTTGAGGATGGAAGTCCCAGGATCTCCGGACTCGCGTCCGAATTCCTTGGTGTAGAACTCCCAAAAGTCGCCGCGACTCTTGAGGCTTTCGGATAACATCTGGGAAATGGCAGCTTTCTCGAGGTGACTACCGGGCTCAACGTCGAGCAAGACAGTCACTAGTTCTCGTTCAACCAGGTCAAGTATGCCAACCCAAGCGCCGTTCGCGTCTTCCTGGTGGCGTATGCTGGCTTCGAAAGTACCAAAATCCATGTTCATCCCGTAGCCGTCGAGGAAACCAATTAACTTATTGGCGAGACGTTGCTTCATAGCATCGGGGCTAGAGTGTTTGATGGTAGAGTTGAGGATGACGGGCATTCCCAAGAGTATGCCATTAAGCTTATCACACGCAGCTTTGCCGACGACAGTACCATAACGACCTCGATGTTGGATGAGTCGCGCGCGCACCTTCAGCAAGACTTCATCAAGCTTGCTGTGGTGAGCTTTGCGTGAGCCGTACCAGCCCTTGTATCTCTCATCAAACTTTCCGGTCTTCTTGTCGTAGAAAGGTGCGCAACAAGCTTTTGCGACTTCTTGGAACTTAGCCTCGGAAGGCCAAGTCTTGGGAGCCATCTGTTCTAACGGTGGGTCTATCCAATCGTGTCTGGCGCTAGTCGCTAAATCGGCTGGGCAAGGTTCATAACCCGCAGGTGGTTCGAAAAACTCATTCTCGGGTGTGTAACCATGTAAGCCGGCGTTCAACAACGCGTGCTCACATAACAGCTTAACAGCTGCTTGGATGTGCGGGATATAGTCCTCCTTGACGCATCCCAACCGATTTTGGCGCTGATCCGGCACGTGTTTGCCGGGGCGACTAGGGCTACTGTGATGGACAGGTCCGGGCAGTAACTTATCCGGAAAGTTTCGACTAAGGGTAGCGCCGATGTGATTCGCGTCGGTAGAAGCGGCGATGTTGCCAATAGTCTGGGTAGCAATACCGGTCAACAAGGAGACGGCCTGGGGCCGAATCCCGTTTTCCTTCATGTAATTCCCAGCTGCTTCTTCGCCGAATGATGCGCGAACCGCTTCGACCTTCTCTTGTTCGATGGCTCTACGCAAGAGCCTCCTTTCATTCATCGGATGCGGTATAGCCTGTTTGATCTCACCGAAAACCCTCCCGGGTTGATGCTCCTCTGGGGCCCTAGGTATGCCATCAAGGGCAACAGGAAGCGCAATACCAGTTTTCTTCGCTTTCTCCACAGTTTCTTTGTTTCCCATGTGCAAAAATGTACTAGCTGGCAAACCAGCTGTCGTGTAAACACGAGCATCAGCATTTTCAATGCTAAAATCCCCTTCACTTATGGCATGACAAGTTTTCAAATCGGGTAAAGGTGTGCCTTCCCCCCACGCAAGCGGAGGACCACGTTCCTGGAATGAAGCCAAAGGTACTAGTGATCCGGTAGCCGTCTCCAATGATCTTACAGTCTGCCAGGATGAGCTGCTGGTGTCAGCGCTAACCCTGTTTATCCATGTCGGCTCATCGCCCTCATCTGAGCAGTCGCCCCCCGATTGCAATAACCGAGTTAACAGGCACCCAGAAGCGGACTCTGCTTCCTGGTAGGAATCGTTGTACATGTCGTACAGACTTGGACCAATATCGGCTGGCGTGGGAGGGCGTTCACAGTAAAGACCTGGTGGTTGCTGTAGAACGGCCGCAGTACTTGCGGCTACACAGCTGGTGCTCCGTAAAGTGTCTAGCACGGGTCCAGCCATACTCCCCCCTGTATGAAAAGTGTCATCATCGAAGTCATCCTGATTAGGTGATTCCGCATCCTCAGACGCGTCATCGTGTGGAGACAGGTCGGGGACATCGTCCTGCTCGTCATCAGAATCATCATCGGTCCCAGGTTCTCCGCGCGACCGCCGCTCAGCTTTGAGTTTATCAAGCATATTGCGGGCAAAAACGACCCCCCATGAGGTCATCTGCGTAGTCAATAAAGACTGTCTCTCGGCACGTAATCGACCGCGAAACACCCTGTTTTCTGGACAGGGAGCGTTGCGGCCACACAAATCGCGAACGTAGCCATGGACGCAATGCCGGTTAGGGCATGACGGTGCGGTAAAATCCCGTCCATTATTGGCTAATCGGGTAAGGTGATCGTGCTCACCCGGCCGATGGCGATGTCGATGCTGGTACCTACGACCACAAGGACAGTTGTGTACGTGGAGAGTGGTCACCACAGGCGCGGATACCTGGGGAACGCCGCCCCGGGGCAGATCACTGCTGCTGCCCGCTGGGGTTGCCTCGACGCTCGGCGCGGCCGGGGGTGGTGAAATCCCGGGTGCGCCTGAAGTTGAAGTTTCGCTGGTGGCTACGGGACGAGGCGGATACATCGCTCGCGCTCGTTCGTAACCATACAGAGCCCTGTCGACAGGATTCATGTGAAACCCTGATGAAAGATGTCCTCCCCCAGTGACAAAGAAATCCCTATCGGTTTGGGAACCGTCTTGTTGGGGGGGGAGGAGGCTCTCACGCAACTCATTACCGTCTTCAATGTCCCCAAGCCGGGGCTCGGGGTCGGGGTCACGCCTGCTCCAATCATTGATATAATCGGATACTCGACGATATACCCCGTCGCTGCCTCTTTCCATGGCATGAGCTGGTCTACAGATGCAGAATATGCAGCGCATGAGCCACACAAATACACCACAAAGTTTAACCAGCGAAAAGCACAATATGTAGAAAGGGCGTGCGAGACATGAATACGGGAACATCCTGATAAAACTACCCTTACGGTTCACAGCTTCATCTTCAATACACGCCACATTGCTGCTGACAATGGTGACGCGATGTGTGAATTGATGGTATGCTGCAAGCATCGTAATAACACACGCGAATCTGCAGTTATCAACAGTAGCATCGACCTCATCTTCCAAATTGCCTCCGTGAGTGAGGCGAATTTCGGGTAGGATGGTTTTGTCGTGATGGACCGCATGCTTGTTGACGATCGTAGCGGCACGCACAAAGGTGCCGTTACAACAACTGAACTCCGCGTATCGGGCTTTGAACTTAAGGACGCACCAAGTGCACCGCATGGCTGGGAAACGGTAACGTGTATACTTTTCAGCACACGTTTGCAAATCGCCCATACCGCGGCAATGCATACAAGGACCTCTGACATGTGCTGAAACCCAGTCAGTCAGACCGGGGCCTACCTTCTGTATGGCCATAGCACAATCCACTTCTGGTTGCCAGATGATCTTCCATATGTTATGCAAAAGTCCCTTGAACTTCTTCAGGACGTAAATAATAATCGCTGCGCAGAACAAGTATTTGCCTACAACGTGCCACAGCACGACTAGTATGGCGTTCCAGTAGGCCATAGTGACCAGTACTCCGTCTGCGAGTTTGCCTTCAACTGTGGCATTGTGGGTCGCCTGATCCCACATGGCGATGGCGCGTTGTGCTGAGGGACCATTCCCGAATACGCTCTCCATCGCAAATACAACTGGGGGAAAGTAGTAGCCGCCCCCAGAAATAAGGACTACCGCGTGGTACTCACCAAGGTAGGCGAACCTTGAGCCAAA